TTACCGCCAACCAAGGTCAAGCAGTTGGTTCAAGCAACTCAACAGCCCGTAAGATGGGTTCGCTCTTGTCTTACATCAAGACAAACACCAACGAAGGCTCTGGCACGACTGCTGGTGTTGATCCAGTAACTATCGGTGTTTCTACTCGTACTGATGGTACAACCCGTACTTTCACAGAAACCATGTTGAAAGATGCGATTGCCAAGGTATTTACCTCTGGCGGTACACCTGCCGCATTGTTTGTTAGCCCAGCACAAAAGCAAGTAGTATCAGGCTTTACTGGTTTGGCAGCACAGCGTTATCAAGTACCTACCAACGGTCAAGCAACCATCCTAGCTGGCGCTGATTTGTATCAGTCCGACTTTGGTGTATTGCAGATCGTTCCTAACCGTTTCATGCGTACCCGTGATGCTCTCATCCTCGATCCTGAGTATGCAGCATTGGCCTATCTGCGCCCATTCCAAACGAATGAACTCGCAAAGACTGGCGATAGCGACAACACTCAGATTTTGGCTGAATTGACGCTTGAAGTTCGCAACGAAGCTGCACACGGTGGTGTTTTCGATCTGTCTTGATAGATCGGTAATTAGTAAGTAGAATGGGGGGTGGGTAACTGCCCCTCATTTTATGATTACATACATTCAAGGTGGTCTAGGCAATCAACTTTTCCAGTATGCTGCTGGATTAGCTGTATCTAAACGGTTACAAGAACCGTTGTATATAAACAACAGTTTCTACGAAAAAAACAAGAATAGGCAATACGAATTAGGCGTTTTCCCTATATCCGCTACTGTTACAAACGAACAGGGCAAGCTGATAGAGGAAAAAGGCTTTAGACACCAAGACATTACCGAATCAGGAATGATGGTGGGATATTGGCAATCTGAGAAGTATTTTGAGGATATATCCGACCAAATTAAACAAGAGCTTGCCCTGCCAAAGACAGACCTGCCAGACGATATGGTGGCCGTCACAGTAAGGCGAGGCGATTATTTATTGTTGCGAGAGGTGTTTCATAACCTTGGCGATGAGTATTACCGAGATGCGTTGGAGATATTCCCAGGACACACAACAGTTGTGTTTTCTGACGATCCCGAATGGTGCGCTGCAAACCTAGAGTGGGCAGATTATATAATGCCATGCAATACAGCCATTCAAGATTTATCTCTACTTTCCTCCTTTAAAAACCATATAATAGCTAATAGCTCTTTTGGTTGGTGGGGAGCTTGGCTTGCCAATGGTAATACTGTAGTTAGTCCTAGAAATTGGTTTACCAATGGTTTAGATACTACCGACCTAATACCTGATAGGTGGATTAGGATTTGAAAAAGATAATTGATGTTGAAAATGGCGTTACTCGCATAGCACACGATGACGGTGAAGGCGGCCTAATTATTCAGTCCGTAACCGATATGAGTGACTTTGTAGAATATACAAAGGCCAAGTATGCAGAGAACAGTACCGGCAAGGGCTGGGGCGATAACCCTATAGATGCTAGAAACCATATTGCTACATTGCCTACCGAGATCATCAATGATCTGAACACAAAGGGCTTGATGCGTGGCTATTACATCATTGACCCTAAAGGCTTAAAGAAGTGGCTAAATGACCCTGAGAACAGAGTATTCCGTACTCGTGGGGGGATAGTATGAGAATAGCCGTATGTATACCTGCCAGAGGGCAGATGGAAGTAGCAACTGCGTTTGACTTAGCAGCAATGGTTGGCTACATGGTTAAAACGACTAAGCACGACATAGATATTTACACAGCAGCAGGCACATTGATATTTGACCAGCGCAATCAGTTAGTGAAAACATCGTTGGCAGCAAAGTGCGATTATATTGTGTTTATAGATGCAGATATGCGTTTTCCAAAAGATACGATCATGCACTTGCTAAAACACAATAAAGAGATTATTGGGGTAAACGCTACGACTCGTACAGAGCCAGTAATGCCTACAGCCAAGAATTTGACCATAAACGAGGATGGCAGTTGCACCTGGTTGCCGATTTATTCTAATGGCCTTAAAGGCATAAGCAAAGCTGACGGTATTGGCTGCGGTGTAATGATGATTAAAGCAAGTGTATTTAAAAAACTAGAAGAACCATACTTTTACTTTGAGCAGTTGCCTAATAACAAGTTATTGGGCGAGGACATATACTTCTGCATAAAAGCAAAAGACGCAGGGATTGATACTTGGGTAGACCATGACTTATCTATGGGGATAAAGCACATAGGTCAATATAGTTATAGCTGGGCAAACATAGAGAAAACATAATGGCGTACACAAACTACACGGATTTGCAGGCTTCTGTTGCTAGTTACTTAGGGCGAAGCGATTTGTCTGCGGTAATCCCTGACTTTATTCGTTTTGCAGAACTCCGTTTAGCTCGTGATATTCGCACTCGTAAAATGCTGAAATCAGCAACCGCTAATATGGTCGCTGGAGATGAAAGACTTTCATTGCCTACAGACTTTTTGGAAGTAAGAAACCTATATACACAGGGCAATCCTCGTATGCCAGTAACTTATCTGTCACCTAGCGCCTTCACAAGAGATGCTAGGGCAGATGAGTCTGGCTTGCCTGTTTTTTATACCGTATTAGCATCTGAGTTTCAGTTTGCTCCGCAGCCTGACACAGCGTATGTTTTGGAGATTCTCTACTATGCACAGCCTCCCGTATTATCAGGAAGTAATAGCTCAAATGTGTTTCTTGCTAACTATCCTGATGCTCTCCTTTATGGGTCGTTAATAGAGGCAGAGCCGTATCTAATCAATGATGCAAGGTCGCAAACATGGGCAACCCTGTACGACAGAGCAATCAAAAACATAGAAGATTCAGATCAAAACTCAGAATACTCTGGCATACCATTACAAATGCGTATTACTTCACGATAGGGAATTAACATGGCCGCAATGTCAAACTACTTAGAGAACGCATTAATTAACGCTACTCTACGCAATACCACTTATACATCCCCAACTACAGTTTATGTTGGCCTGTTTACTAGCGATCCTACGGATGCCGGATCAGGCACAGAAGTAAGTGGTGGATCGTATGCTCGTAAATCTATGGCTTTTGGTGCGCCATCTAACGGAGTATCTACCAACTCTAGCGCAGTAGAGTTTGACCAGGCTACAGGAAACTGGGGAACGGTAACTCATTTCGGTATTTTGGATGCCCTTACAAGTGGCAATCTTTTATATCATGGCGCATTAACATCAAGCAAAGTAATAGAAAATGGCGATGTGTTTAAGTTTGCATCTGCTGCTGTTTCCGTAACATTAGCGTAAGGCTAAACCATGTCCACTATTGTTACCAGAAGTGGTAAAGGTTCGCCCCTTACTCATAATGAAGTAGATGCTAACTTTACCAATCTTGATACAGATAAAGTAGAAAAGACTGCTGCTGCCATCACAGGCGGCACAATCAATGGCACTACTATTGGTGCTACTACCCCATCTACTGTAAACGCTACTACGATTACAGGACAGACAGCTAGGTTAAATGGTACTGGTACAAACTTAGTATTACAAAGTCAAAATTTTGAAAATGCTGCTTGGACTAAAACTGCTGTAACTGCCACAGCATCAGGCGCAACTGCACCTGATAGCACTTCAACAGCAATTACCATTTTAGAAACAGTAGCTAATTCTGCACATAATTTTGCTCCAACTACTGCTTTAACAACTTCATCAGGTGCGCTTTACACAATATCTGTTTATGTTAAAGCCAATGGTAGAAATTTTTGTGCTGTTTATGAAGGTGCAAGTGCTAAAGGTAAATTTTTTAATATTACTGCTGGTGGTGGCGGTAGCGTACTAGGTAACTTAATTGGTGCGCCAGTATCAGCTACACTAACTTATGTTGGTAATGATTGGTACAGGGCTTCTATAGTCGTAACTGCTGGCGCAGCCGCAAGCCCTAGTGTTTATTTAAGCACAGACGGTACAACATTTAGTTACACAGGTAATGCTTCTTTAGGTATTTTTGCTTGGGGTATGCAATTAGAGTTCGGCTCAACCGCCAACACCTACATCCCCACAACCACTACAGCAGTCTACGGAACTCCTACCCTATCCTTTAGTGGAGTATCTGAAATAGGTTTACTGTCTAATGGTGCATTGTATTTACAACCAGCAGGAACAGGCGCATTACAAGCACAAGCTACTACATCTACTACAGCAGGTGGTAATGCTAGGGGTACTAATGCTGTTGATTGGCAGACTAGTAGGACTGCGGCTTCACAGGTTGCTAGTGCAGGACAATCTGTTATTGCTGGCGGTATCAATAACACAGCAAGCGGTCAATATAGTGTTGTTTCAGGTGGATTTTCAAATACCAACAATGGTTTTTTATCTAATATTGTAGGTGGCTTATCAAACAATACAAGTTCTGGTATTTATGCTGTTATTGGTGGCGGAAGTAACAATTCACTTGGTGCTACTGGTTTTCAAGTTATTGCTGGTGGTTATTTAAATACTTCTGCAGGTTATTACAATTTTATAGGTGGTGGGTTTACTAATTCAACAACAAGTGGTTCTGCTGTAACTACCCAAAGCGGAACTATGAACGCCACTACAGCCGTAACGCTGTCAGGTTCAAACGCTAATATTAAAGTTGGTCAGTACATTAGTGGAACTTCTATTGCTGGCGACACTTATGTAGCCGCCATTAGCGGAACATCCTTAACTCTAAGCAAAGCCGCATCAGGTTCATCTACAAGCACTCTATCTTTCTTTACTCCTCATGGAGTAGTAGTAGGCGGTGGTAATAACCAAGCTACAGGTAGTTATTCATTTATCGGTGGTGGTGGTGATGCTGGTACTGCGGCTAATAGGAATGTGGCTAGTGGTGATTTTTCTGTTGTAGTCGGTGGTATTAAAAACATAGGAAGTGGGTTATATTCGTTTGTTGGAGGAGGTTACAACAATACTGCTAATAATAACGCTGCTTTTATGGGCGGTGGAGGTTTTCTTGCGGGCTCACTTCTGCCTAACCTATCACAAGGACAATCTTCAGGTGTAGTTTCAGGCATATCAAACAATGCTACAGGTAACGCATCTTTTATTGGTGCTGGTTATGGCAACGCAATGAACGGGCAATATTCTGCCTCAATGGGAGGAAGTTTTGGAAACGCTAGAAGTATCTCAGGTAATCATGTATTTGCCGCAAATGTAAACCCAATATCTCAATCCTCGGGAATTACTCAAAGTGCTTTGCTAGTTCTTGCTGTACAAACAACAGATGCAACCGCAACAGCATTACGCTCAGATGGCAATGCCGCAAGCGGAACAAACCAAGTAATACTACCTAACAATTCTGCTTACTTCTTTACTGGAGAAGTTATCTCAGGAGTTACTGGCGGTGGTAACACTAAAGGATTCACTATTGAGGGTGTAATTAAACGAGGTGCTAATGCGGCATCTACGGCTTTAGTCGGAACACCTACAGTAACCTCTACCTATGCTGATGCTGGGGCATCTACTTGGGCTATTGCAGTAACAGCAGACACGACTAATGGTGGACTACGAGTTACTTTTACAGGGCAAGCGGCAACGACTATTCGTACAGTTTGCCAAATCCGTACAACCGAAATGACTTACTAAGGAGATTTACATGGCACTAAAACTAGCAGTTGAAACCCAATTTGGCGTACCAGCCCCCGAAGCCTACGCACGAATCACCAACTTCTTTGGTACAAAAGACCAAATCCAAGTTCAAGTTGCAATCTATTACAACGAAGATGCTCGGCATGGCAACATGGCTACCGTTAAAGAAAACGCACATTACATCGCTATGGAAGATTTACAAGGCGATTTAATCCCTGCAATCTACGCAGTATTAAAGACTTTTAGCGATTATGCTGGCGCAGAGGACTGCTAGTGGCCTTTGCTGATCAATATGTCCTATATGGTTATTGGGAATACGATTACTGTATAGGAGATGTTTTAGCTACTGAGGCTAGTGGCTCTATTGTAGGCACAGGAACAGTTGCCGGATTAGGCATTAGAGTAAGATTTAGCACTTCTACAATTAGCGCAAGTGCAGCAATAAGTGGCGCAGGAATACGACAGCGTTTAGCAGAAAGCTCTATATCTGCTGATGCTTCTGTAACTGGTGGTGGAATTAGACAGCGTTTAGCTACATCATCTATAAACGGAACAGCAACAAGCAACGGAACTGGAAACTACACAGCAGGCGCTAGTATATCAATTACAGCATTGGCCTCTGTTTCTGCCGTTGGTAATGCAAGATTTCAAGGCAATGGCGCACTAAACGGCCTAGCGCTTGTAGTCGGCAAAGGCTACATTATTGGCGAAGAATGGACATTAGATACACCAACTTCTGATACATGGAGTTTAGATTCAATCACAAGCAGTAATTGGACTGATGTATCAGCCGCAAGCAATACTTGGACAGATGTTAGTATCAACAGCAGCACTTGGACAGATAACACAACTGGAACAACACAATGGCAATAAGTCGATTAACTTTCGGTGAGTGGACTCCCGACCAGCCAGGATTAACTAATGGCCTGCAAAGGGCAGAGAATGTTTATGCAAAGCTAGTTGGCTATGGGCCTTTGCCTACAGTAGTAGATTACTCTGGGGCAGCCTCAGAAAACCTAAACAATGTAGTTGCAGCCAAAACAACAGCCGGTGCTACTTTAGTATTTGCTAGTGGTAGCACTAAATTATTTAAGCTAGATAGTGCTGATTTATCGTTAGATAATGTATCTAAAACTGGTGGCTATTCTACTTCCGCAGAAGAACGCTGGAGATTTACTCAGTTTGGTAATGTTGTTATTGCAGCAAACGGGCAGGCTAAATTACAAGGGTTTAATGTAAATAGCTCATCACTATTTGCAGACCTAGCGGCAGATGCCCCAGTATCCAAATATGTAACGGTAGTGCGTGATTTTGTAGTATCCGGCAATGTGCAAAGCAGCAACCCTAATCGAGTGCAATGGTCTGCTTTAGGGGATGAGTCTAGCTGGACTGCAAGCGCAACAACCCAAGCTGATTTTCAAGATATTCCAGATGGCGGCACAATTGTTGGGGTAACAGGCGGTGAGTTTGGCCTAGTCTTTATGGACAGAGCCATTCACCGTATGTCGTATGTTGGAAGCCCATTGGTGTTCCAGTTTGACAATATTAGCCGTAACTTAGGATGCTATGAACAAAACTCCCTTATTCAGTATGGGGGAACTAGCTTTTTTTTAGCAGATGACGGGTTTTACGCTTGTGACGGTCAAAATGTAGTGCCTATTGGAGATGAAAAGGTAAATCGTTTCTTTTTTGATAATGTAGACGAGGGTACTTTGTACCTTATGTCAGCAGCAGTAGACCCAGCTAAGAAGCTGATTATTTGGGCTTATGCCTCTAATAACTCGGCAACTGTAGATAGCTTATTAATCTACAACTTTAAAACCCAAAGATGGACTAGCGGAACAACTACTGCTGATCGCATTGCAAGCACATCTACTCCAGGAGCAACCTTAGAAGGCTTAGATGTTTACGGCAACTTAGACACTATTTTGACTTCATTTGATAGTCGTTTATGGCTTGGCGGCAAACTGCAATTAGCAGGTGTTAATGGGACTAAGATTATTACATTTACAGGGGCTAATGCAACAGCGTATTTAGAAACTGGAGATGTTGAAGTGCCTGGCGCAACATCGGCTATTACGATGATAAAACCAATAGTAGATAATGGCTCTGCAAGCGTGGCAGTTGAGTCCCGTAGACTGCTAAATGAAACTATAACCTTTGGCTCTCAGACGGCTGCCGATGCCGAAAACAGAGTAAGTATCCGTAGCGTAGGTCGCTATCATCGTCTACAATTAACACCTACAGGTAGCTGGACTTCAGTTGTTGGGGCAGATATTGAATTAAATGGTTTAGGGACTAGATAATGTTTAGACGATTGCCTCCTTTTGGTGGAGATCAGCGAGCAGTCGCTGAAATCGTCAATGGCATTATGGATGGCAAAACCAACAATACTGGCTCTGTAACATTAGCAACAGGAAATGCAACAACCACCACGATTACGGATGCTCGTATCGGCATAGATTCAGTTATATTATTAGCACCAAATTCTGCTGCTGCTTTTGCTGATACTGCTCCTTATGGAGCGTTTCAAGACTCTACAGATCAAACCGCAGCAAGCACTACAGTTGCATACCCAATGACATTTGACACCACAGATTTTTCTAATGGTGTTTATTTATCTAATAGTAGTCGTTTAAATGCTAGAAATGCAGGTATTTATAATGTGCAATTTAGCGTACAGTTACAAAATACAGATAACGCACAACATACTGTAGATATTTGGTTTAGAAAAAACGGTACTAATATTACAGCATCCAATAGTATGTTTACTGTACCAGCAAGAAAAAGCGCAAGTATTTATGGTCATATTATTGCAGCCATAAATTATTTTGTAGAACTTGCGGCAAATGATTATGTAGAAATTGTATGGAGAACAGAAAGTACAACAGTTTCAATAGAGCAACTGCCAACGCAAACTAGCCCAACAAGACCAGCAACACCATCAGTTATAGCAACTATGCAATATGTAGCTCCTAATGCAATGGACAATGTATATATTAGCTCTCAAACCAATGGTAGCGCAGTAGTTTCTCATTTTGCCAATAGTACGGCAAGCAAAACTTATAAATATGTAATCGTAGGATAAAGGAAAAGATTATGGCCGTTCAAACAAGCACACAAACTTCAAGTATAGACCCAGCGTTACTGCCATACCTTACACAAGGTCTGGAAAGAGCGCAAAGTCTATTTTTGACTGGGCAACAACCTACATTCTTTCCTGGGCAAACCTATGTAAGTCCGTCTGCCGCTACTACTGAGTCCATTGCACAGCAGGAAGCCATTGCTCGTCAGCAAAGCCCTGTATTAGAACAGGCTCAACAGGCGTTCCAAAGCTCATTAGGCGGCATTGGGCAAACTGCTCAAGGCGGTTTTTTAAATGCAAACCCATACCAAGCCCAAATGATGCAGGCAGCCACACGCCCACTAGAGCAGGCATTTAGCCAACAAGTATTGCCTGGCATCTCTAGCCTTTTCTCTAAGTCTGGTCGTTTAGGCTCTGGCGCAATGGAGAGAGCATTAGGAACTGCTACAGAAGGTTATGGTCGTGCATTAGGCGATATTACAAGCAACATTGCTGGCACACAATACCAGCAAGAGCGTGGCTTAATGCAACAAGCTCAACTAGGCCAAGCAGCATTAGCACAGGCAGCTCCAAGTATTTATGGGCAGCAGTTTTTGCCAGCACAAGCATTAGGTCAAGTTGGCGCACAACAAGAAGCTATCGCAGGCTTGCCATTGCAAGAGCAAATGGCTCGATTCCAGTTTGGTCAGCAGTTGCCATACCAGCAATTACAAGGCTATTTGTCATCGGTTTATGGATCGCCTATGGGAAGTTACGGCACTCAGACTACTCAGCAGCCCTTGTATCAAAACAGAACGACAGGTGCATTAGGTGGCGCATTGGCTGGCGGTTTAGGTGGTTACGCTTTAGGTCAAGCCTTCCCATCGTTAGCTGGAACGCTCGGATCAAGTTACGCAGCCCCAGCAATCGGTGCTATTGGTGGTGGTTTATTAGGCGGCTTCCTTTGATAGTAGAAGAACTATCTCTTAGCCGTTTAGAGGAGTTTTTAGAAATAGTTACCAAAATGGTAACTGAGGCAGAGTTTTCTTACGCAAAATTAGAGAAGCACAAGATATTGCAGCTTTATAAGAGTCCAAATGCAATAGCATTTTTAGCAATTGATAACGATAAGATAGTAGGATTCATAGCTGCTTTGTCGCATGAATACTTTTTTAGCAATAGGAAACGAGTTAGCGATTTAGGGTTTTATGTTGCACCTGAATACAGAGGTAGTAGAGCAGCACTTAAACTTGTAAAATCATTAGAAACATGGGCTACAAAAATAGATGCAGACGATCTGCATTTAGGACAAACAACAGCAGTAGAGATTGATAAAACCAGACAGTTTTATGAAAGACTAGGTTATAAAACTGTTGGCTTTAATACAGTCAAACATTTAAAGGATTAATTATGTGCGGTGGAGTCGGAGAAGCATTAGCATCTATTGATCCAGGCCCAGCTATAGGTAGCGGATTGGCTGATGTAGACGAATTTGTAAACGATGAGATACCTGGTGGCTGGTATACCGTAGGCGCTGCTGCTGCTACTGCTGGAGTTGCTGCTGGAGCTGGCGCTGGTGCTGGCGCTACTGCTGGGTCTACTGCTGGAGCTGGCACAGGATTAACTGCTGGCGCTGGTGGAAGCACAGGCTTATTAACTGGAACTGGGGCTGCTGGTTTAGGTGGCGCTGGATCTGCGGCTGGTATTGCAGGAACGCAGGCGGCTGCTGGATTAGGAGTTGCTGGTGGATCAGCATTGGCTGGCACAGGCGCAGCAATTGGAGCAGGTCTAAGCGGTGTTGGTGGATTAAGCCCAGCATTGCCTGCTGTTGGCGGTGTTGGTGGAGCTGGAGCAATGTCTGCTCAACTTGCTCCAGGAACAATTTTAGGAACTGGCTTGCCTGGCGGTGGCGCTATTGGCTCTAGTTATATGCTTGGCGCAAATGGACTTCCTGCGGTAGGCGCTTTTGGACAGTTAGTCCCAGCTAGTTCTATTAGTTTTGGCGGTCAAGCCGTTCCAGCAGGAAGTTTAGGTATCAAAGACGCACTAGATATAGCTCGATTGGGAAGGGGTATGCTTGCACAACAACCAGGAACACCTGGAGTAGCAACCGCACAATTTAGAGGCAGCACTATGCCACAAGGTGCTGTAGATTACTCAGGAATACTTAATTTATTGCAAGCTAGATCGCCACAACGCAACCCAAATTCTTTACTAGGATAGAAAAATGGCTCAAGACTTTATCTCTGCTTTACTTGGCTCTGCGCCAGACTATTCAAATGTACTTAGTCCACAACAAACAGCGCAAATGCAACAAAATGCGTTGGCTCAAGGCGGCATTGGTGCGTTAATTGCATTACTAGGCGCATCAGGACAGACTACACGCCCAGTCAGCACACAGCAGGCTTTAGCTGGCGCATTAGGCGCAGGCTTTGGCGGCTATCAGTCATCTTTTGACACTACCCTAAAGCAGATGCTAACAGCACAGCAATTAGGCGAAAACAGACGCAAACAAGAGCGTCAGGCTGCTTTTGAGCAGGCTATGGCTGGCGCAACAACCATGCAGCCACAAGCTATTCCAATGGCTACTGGGGCTGGATCACAGTTAGACCTGCTTTCTCGCCCTGAGTTTGGTGGCGATATGGCTGCCGCAGAAACGGTAGGCGCATTAAGACGCAATTTGCCAACAGAAAAAACAGTAGACTTTAATAAGTTAGTGCAGGCTATCTCCATTGTTGATCCTGTAGAGGCCGCTAAGTTGATGGTCAAAACAGATGCTCGCCCAGAAGGATTAAAGGTTTTTGAGGCTTTCCAAAATATGACGCCAGAGCAACAAGCTGCATTTAAACAGTTCAAACAATTATCTACTCCATCTACTACAAATGTAGTCAATTTAACCGAAAAAGGCTTAAATGAAATAGATAAAGATCGGGTAGGGGAATTTTCATCTGCCGCATCCTCAGCAAGAACTTTTGCTCAAAACGCAGGAGCTGTAAATCTTTTATTAAAAGGCAAAAGCGGTGGTGAAGTAGTTAAAATTGGTACAGAACTAGCTAAAAACTTAGGTTTTTCAAATGAGCAAGTTACGGCTAATGATTTGGCAAACTCCCTTGCTGTGCGTGGTGCGGTTGGCGTAAGACAGCCAGGATCAGGATCTACATCAGATATTGAATTTAAGGCATATTTAAGCGCTTTCCCATCGTTATCAAACAGCGAACAAGGTCGAGAGTTAATGGTAATTGGCGCAGAAGCGTTTGCAAAACGAAATGCTTTATTGTCTGATAAAGCCCGTGAATTGTATAAAGCTGGCAAATATTCTGATGTTGCAATTGCTGAATACGACAACTCACTTGGCCCAGTAATTGACCAAAAAAAGATTGAGGAAGTAGCAAAATCATCAAGCGCTGGTAAGCCTAGTACAGCTAAACCTTTACGCAGAACTTTCTAATAGGAATAGACATGGCTGAACGGAAAGTAGTAAAACTAACGGATGGTACTGAGGCTGATTTTGCTATCAATACATCGTTAGCCGACATTGATAAAAGATTAGCTGCCGAAGGGCTAAAGCGTGATACAAGCGTAAAACCGTTTGCAGATCGTGGTATTGTTGATACTACAATGGCTAAGATTAACTTGCCTATCGTACAAGGTGCGTCTGCGCTTTTAGGGTTTCCAGGAGCAGTAGCAGAGGGATTACAGTTTGGCGCAGAGCAAATTAGTCAGTTATTTGGCAGAACTCCAGAGCAGGCGGCAGCAGGCCGACCTGTAATATCAGCACCTACTCCAGCATCGCTTACTAGGGCTGCTGGTGAATATATCCCATTGCAAAGAGCTGAGTCTGTTCCTGGTCAATTAGCACAAACAACAATACGCAACATAGCATCTGCTCCAGTTCCAGGCGCTATTGTTCCATCTTTAATATCGGCTGTTGGCGAGGAAGCTGTTTCATTTCCATTTAGAGGCACAGCATTAGAGCCTACTTTTCGTGCTGTTGGTAGCATTGCTGCTCCTGTAGCGCTTGCGCCGTTTGCTATCAAATCGCCTTTAGAGCGTATGTATACCGAGTCTACACAGCGCATGACCCCAGAGCAAATACAAGCGGCATCACAATTACAGCGTCAATCATTCCAAGCCGGTATGCCAGTAACATCGTTTGAGGCTATGCAACAAGCAGCAGGCGGCAGAACAACATTACCATCATTACAACGCCAAGTAGAGGGAGTGCCTGCATCAGCTCCACAGATGGCTGAGTTTATGGCAGAGCGTGGCGCATCAACGCAAAGAACGCTACAAGAACAGTTCCCACAGACTACTAGAGCGCAGCTTGGCACAGAGATGCAAAAGGCCGCACAAGCAGAGGTTCGGGCATTAAATCAACAATTAGTTAAAGAAGCTGGCCCAGCGTTTGAGGCAGTAAAGTCTAAGAAAATCCCTATGTCATGGATGACTAACTTAGAGCGTGAAAGCGCTGTTATTGCAGAAGCAGGTAAGGCTGTTGATAACATACCTGCTTATCAGGACTTGCTAAAAGGCTATCCAGATAACTCCATTGCTCGTATTGAGTCTATGCGTCAGTTCTTAGCCGATAAATACGATAATCTTGCTGTTGCAGCGCAAGGTAAAGTTACAGGCGAAATGAAGGCTTACGAGGCGGCTCGATCAAACTTGCTTAAAAAGGCAGATGAACAAGTACCAGCATATGCCGCAGCTAGGGCAGATTATCAAGCAGCAAGAGAGCGTATTGTTGGCCCATTAACAGAAACGCCTATTCCTGCTATTGCTAAAACATCAGAAGTTCCTCAGCAGTTTGGTGAGTTATTTGCTACAAAAGCAGCAGAGATCAATTTAACTCCTGATAAGGTTACTAAGGCAGTACGAGCATTGGCTAAGACTGATCCAGGGCTACCAAAAGAGTTTTTAAACCAGTATATGAGAGCATCGTTAGAGAATGTTCAACGAGCAGCCACTACGCAGGCTGGCACAGTTGGCCCACGATTTGCAGACACCATTGCTAGAAACACAACTCAACGAGCTAATCTAGAAGCTGCCTTTGTAGAGATATATGGCGATAAAGGTAAAGAAGCAGCTAAAGGCTTAAATAACATGATGCGTATATTAGATGCCCAGGGCCGCAGACTTCCTGCTGGATCTCCTACCGCAGAAAAGGGTATGTTGGCTGAGGCAAGCGTTGGAGCAGTAGGTCAGACGCTTAAACAACCATTGTCTGCTATCGGCAATATGTATCAATCTGTTTTCTTTGCTCGTGACTATAAAAATATTGCTAAGGCAATAACTAGCCCAGACGGTGTTATGGCTTTAGAGAAGATTGCAAAAGCAGGGAAAGATCAGAAAAAAGTAGGACTAGCTTTTACAGAACTACAGCAGGTTATTAAAGCTGTAGAAGCAGACGAACAGCCACAATAATTAAATGAATAAAGTTATAATCAAGGAAAATCATGGCATATACAAAATACTCCCTAACCCCAGCAGATAATAATGCTGCACCACCAAACGGTGCGCCAGAGGGAATGTTGCCGTCAGCAGTAAACGATACTATGCGTGATATGATGGCGCAGATTCGTGATGTAGGCGATGGTATTCGTGGTGGCACTTACACTATGACTGCTCCTGTTATTACCGGTGGAACAATTACGGGCGTTGCCTTATCAGGCAATACATTTACAAGCCCTGTAATCTCTGGCGGTTCAATCAATAACACACCTATTGGCGCTACTACCGCATCAACAGGTGCATTTTCTGCTTTGTCTGTTACAGGCGCAACTACTTTTAGCGGAGCAACGGTAGCCAACACATTTTCTAGTTCTGGCGCAACCATTACAGGCGGCTCTATATCAGGAATTACAGATTTGGCGGTTGCTGATGGCGGTACGGGTCGTTCAACATTAACAGCTAATGCAGTATTGGTCGGTAACGGAACTTCAGGTATTAATACTGTAGCTCCTAGTACAAGTGGTAATGTATTAACTTCAGACGGAACAAGTTGGACATCTGCCGCAAATACCGGCTCTGCTAAAGCATGGGTAAATTGGAATGGAACAAGCACAGTAGCTATTCGTGGTTCATTTAATGTATCGTCTATTACTGATAATGGTACAGGAGATTACACAGTTAATTTTACTACTGCAATGACTAACACTAATTATGCAACTGTGGGTACTTGTGCATTAAGCAATGCTATTGTTGCTGGAAATACAGAAAGAGGTTTTACTCCTCAAGACTACAATACAACATCTATTAGATATGTTGTTACTGATGGTGCTTCAGGCATAGACCCATTGTTTTGTAATGTTGTAGTCTTTAGTTCTTAAGGATAAATCATGTCACAAGTAATTATTTTTACTAATCAAAATGGCGGTGTTTCTGTTTGCGTACCTACTGGCGAAATCTCAATAGAAGCCGTACAAACTAAAGATACCCCGGTTGGTTCTTTAATTGTTAATGCTTCTGACCTACCAACAGACAATGATTTTTTTGATGCTTGGGAATTAGCTGACGGAGTAGTTACTGTTAGCCTATCTAAAGCTACAGAAATCACCAAAAAGCGTTTACGAGTAGAGCGTACCCCACTTTTATCCGCACAAGATGTGGCGTTTCAAAGAGCGCAAGAATCAGGTGCTGACACTACTGCTATCGTTGCTGAGAAACAAAGACTGCGTGATATTACTAACATCACCGCTACAACCTTAG